TTTCCTGTGGCCTTTGATTGCCTTGGAAGTAATATACCGTATCTTTGTAGGAGAGAAAGACAATGATGGAACTGGCCCTAATTAAAACTTTACTTGACCGTGACTTTTATGAACAACACAAGGGCATCCGCTGCCCCGATAAGATCTTTAGTAAGGATGTGCGCAAGATCAAGCAGGCACTAGATAGTGCAATGGAAACCTATGATGGTAACATGAATGTGCAGGACTTACAGGCTGTGTTCAACCGCATGAACCAGAGCATGACTACCGCAACACGTACAGCATATGATGCACTCTTTCGCCGCATTGAGATTGCTGAACCTATCAAGGAAGAGATAGCGCAGGACACCCTGTCACACCTATTCCAGCAGCACGTTGGTGATGTGGTTGCTAACCTTGGCTTTGACTATGTGAATGGTACAGAGAATAGCCTTGAGCCTCTACGTCAACTGCTTGAGGAATACAAGAATGACTTCACTCCTAACCTGCGTGTAGACTGGGAGGATGATGACCTTGATACGATCCTAGATGCTACTGCTCTTGAGTCTCGCTGGTCATTCAACATACCTAGCCTGGCTCGTAAGGTTGAGGGTGTCAGTGGTGGACATCTTGTTGTGGTAGGCGCACGTCCCAACACAGGCAAGACATCCTTCCATGCCTCACTTATCGCAGCGGATGGTGGCTTTGCTCATCAGGGCGCACGTTGTATTGTGTTGTGCAATGAGGAGGCATACACACGGGTGGCATCACGCTACGTCAGCGCCTCTGCTAACATGACCATGAAGGAGGTACGAGAGAACCAAGCCCTAGCACGTATGCGCTATGAGCCTGTGCGTAAGAACGTCATGTTCAAGGAGAGCACAGGTAAGGGCATGGCATGGGTTGAGTCTGTAGTTAAACAGGAGAAGCCTGACGTTGTTGTGTTGGACATGGGTGACAAGTTCTCTGATATAAAGAGTGAGCGCAGTGACATCACGCTCAAGGCTGCAGCTATCCATGCTCGTAACATTGCCAAGCAGTATGACTGTTGTGTGATATGGATGTCACAGTTGAGTGCTGAGGCAGAGGGTAAGGCAGATCTTAATCAGTCTATGATGGAAGGCAGTAAGACAGGCAAGGCTGCTGAGGCTGACCTAATGCTGCTCATTGGCAAGACTATGCAGGTAGAGGGACAGGATGAAGATCCAGTACGCTATCTTAACCTTGCCAAGAACAAACTAAACGGGTATCAGGGTAAGATTACTTGTGTGCTAGATGGATCACGTTCTATCTACACAGCTTAGGAGATAGACATGAGACTAGTATTAGACGTTGAGAACAGTGTGACTTGGAGGGATGGTAAGATCTTTAACGATCCCTTTGAGCCGACAAACACACTGACTCAGGTTGGCATGGTAAATGCTGACAATCACGAAGAGTTACATATTGTAAACTTAGATCACAATGAAGCCAAGGATACGTCAGGAGCAGGACGTGCCTTGGTACAGAGTGTACTTGATATGACAACACTGCTCATCATGCACAATGCTAGGCATGACTTGATGTGGCTGTGGGAGAGCGGCTTCACCTACGATGGCCCTATCTATGACACGATGCTGGCTGAGTACCTACTGCTACGTGGACAGAAGGATGCTATATCCCTTAGCGCCTGTGCTATACGCCGTAACCTAGCTGAGCAGAAGGAAGACTACCTATCTACGTGCATCAAGAAAGGTATCAACACCAATGAGACTGATCTCAGTAAGCTTAGCCTTTATACTAGGGCTGACCTGCTCACAACTAGTGAGTTGTTCCACAGTATCGAAGCAGACTACGCAACCCCAGAGAGTAAGTCCCTACACACCGTCAGAGAAGTTACCTTCGATACCTGTAAGACCCTCACCAGAATGTACATGTCAGGAATCAGGGTGGATCTTGAAGAACTAGAACGGGTGCGTGAACAGTTTGAGGATGAACGCTCTGAGTTAGAGACACGACTGCAGCAACGTGTTCGTGAACTAATGGGTGACACACCTATCAATATAGGCTCACCAGAGCAGATGTCACAAGTTGTGTTCAGTGTCCGTATGAATAACAAGAAGGAATGGGATGGACTATTTGAGTTCACTAATGACTCGGCGGAATTCCGCTCAGCAGTAAAGGCTAACAGCCATCCTATCTATCGCACCAAGGCATTCACCTGCCCTACATGCGAGGGTGAAGGCAAGACATACAAGACCAAGAAGGATGGCACTAGGTTTGCTAAGCCTAATAAGTGCAAGGACTGTGATGCACGTGGCTTTCAACTAACACATACAGATCAGATTGCTGGCTTGCGTTTCTCTGCACCTAACAAAAAGTGGGTAAGTGCTAATGGTTTCAGCACAAGCAAGGACAAGATACAACAGCTAATAGGTACAGCAAAGACACACAACAAGGATGATGCTGTCTCCTTCCTGCAAGACTATCTGCGTTACTCAGCTATCCGCAGCTACCTGTCTACGTTTGTGGATGGTATAGGTATCTACTCAAAGGATGATGGCTTCCTACATGCTACGCTCACTCAGAGCGTGACAGCTACTGGACGTTTCAGTGGTAAGGAACCTAACATGCAGAACATGCCACGTGGGGGTACATTCCCTGTTAAGCGTGTGTTTGTATCACGCTGGAAGGGTGGACAGATCTGTGAGGCTGACTTTGCCCAGCTTGAGTTTAGGACTGCTGCATATCTAGCCCAGGATGAGATTGCTATGGAGGAGATCAACACAGGGTTCGATGTTCACAGCTACACAGCCAAGGTTATCTCTGATGCGGGTCAGCCTACGACACGGCAACAGGCAAAGGAGCACACCTTCGCACCCCTCTTTGGGGCTACAGGTTATGGCAGAAGTAAGGCAGAGGAGGCGTACTACATTCAGTTCATTGATAAGTATAAGGGGATTGCAGCATGGCATAAGAACTTAGGAGAGGAGGCAATGCGCTTCAATAAGATTACCAATGTGTCAGGCAGACAGTACGCTTTCCCTGACATATCTCGTAGGTCAAACGGGAGTGTGACACACTTCACAATGATCAAGAACTATCCAGTGCAGGGCTTTGCAACAGGTGATGTAGTACCTGTCGTACTCAATGAGATGTACAAGCGTCTTGAACCTATGCAATCCTGTCTGGTGAATACCGTGCATGACTCAACAGTGATTGACATACACCCTGACGAAGTAGATCAGGTGCTAGGTATGGTAAATGATATGAATGAGGGCTTGACTGATCTAGTCGAGTCAGTGTATGGAATAAGAATGAATGTGCCTCTATTATTAGAAGCTAAAATCGGCCCCAACTGGCTTGACACAGTGGATGTTTGAGGTATAACTAGGTACTCTTTGACTCTATTAAAAGGATATAGAAATGAGCAATGAACTACAAATCGCAACAGATCGTGGGCAGTCTATGGCTGAGCTTATGGGTGTGTCTTCCGCACCAGCACAGCAGGCTACACCATCTATTGCACGTGTCGGTATGATCCACCAGCCTATCATGGGTGAGGTTGAGTTCAACGGCAAGACAATCAAGACAGAGGTTGTTCCCATAGGTGCATTCACCCTGACACAGGGCGAGGATAAGGTGTACAGTAATGGCATTACCTTTCGTGTCTTTGCCCAGCGCCAGCAGTGGCAGCGTTGGAACAGTGAGACAGAAGAGATGGAGAAGTCTGTCCTGTCTAACTCCCTTAATGGTGACATGAAGGATAGCATTGGTGGCTTTAACCTTGGGCGTCCTACTGGATACATCGAAGACTTCCAGTCACTACCTGAGGCTACCAAACAGATCATGCGTTCAGTCAAGCGTGTTAAGGTATTCTTTGGTACGGTAACACTAGACAACCCTATCAATGACAAGGGCGAACCAGTGACAGGAAACTATACTGATATACCTGTGGTCATGGATGTTAAGAACCGTGAATCACTCAAGAGTATTGATGCTGTACTGAACGGTTTGAACCGTAAGAACCTACTGCCTATCATGTCTACCATTAAAATGTCTGGTGTAGAGGATAGCATTCCTACTGGTGCTAAGTTTGGTAAGATTGAAGCCAAGCTAGGTAGCAGCGTTGATCTGTCTGACAGTGACAATGACACACTCAAGGACTTCATTGAACTTGTTGAGTACATGAATGGTAAGGTGCTTGATCTACACAATGAGCGTAATGATAAGAGCATGTCAGCAGCTGATGAGGCTGTGGTCAAGGACATCCTTAACAACGACTTCATTGAGGTGGAGTAATGAATCATCCCGCTGAGTTAAAAGTCTTCAACTTCTTACAGAAGGCTATGGCTGGCGAGAGTACTATGACAGAGGAGGTGGCTAAACAAGTCGCCTCCGATGTTGAGGCTGCATTGTATAAGCAGTTTGATAGTGGCCCTCGTGATAAGTTTCGCTTACGCATGTCTAACATTGGCAAGCCTAAGTGTCAGCTGTGGTTTGAGAAGAACGATCCAGAAGACAAGACACCTTTCCCTCCTGCGTTCCTGATGAACATGATCCTTGGCGATATTGTTGAGGCTGTGTTCAAGGGTGTGCTTCGCTCTGCTGGTGTAGAGTTCAAGGACAACGACAGGGTTACACTCAAGTTACCTCATGGTCAGGAGATCAAGGGTGAGTATGACATGGAGATGGACGGACGCATTGATGATGTTAAGTCTGCATCCCCATGGTCATATGATAACAAGTTTGCGTCCTTCGATACCCTTGCACAGGG